TATTCCCCCTATTCCCCCTATTCCCCCTATTCCCCCTATTCCCCCTATTCCCCCTATTCCCCCTATTCCCCCTATTCCCCCTATAAAGCCCTATGATAAAGGACAATGGATGAAAGAACTTGCAGGGTGGAATGGTATTTGATTAGGTAACGCGAAAACTGCGCCTCCGGATGATTTCTCCCCTGTACGGGGCTATCCGTAGCGGGGAATGGGCTGATACGGCGGACACTCTCTCAAAGCAAAACAAAAACAACATTAAAAAACAGCTTCTCCTATGTCGAACTCACAGAACTCTCCCATCCCACCCGGAAGTGAAAAACATCACTACCACATTCTTGACGGATTGCGCGGGGTGGCCGCCATTGTCGTCGTGTGGTTCCATATCTTTGAAGCATACGCCACCAGCCATGTGGACCAAATCATCAACCATGGCTACCTGGCCGTCGACTTCTTCTTCATGCTGTCCGGCTTTGTCATCGGCTATGCCTACGACAACCGCTGGAAAACGATGACGACCGGGGAATTCATCAAGCGCCGCCTCATACGCCTGCAGCCCATGGTGGCGATCGGGGCGGTCATCGGCGCGCTCATCTTTTATTTCCAGGGCTGTTCCGTATGGGATGTGTCCCAGGTCACGGTCATCTCCCTGCTGGTCGCCACCTTCGTCAATGTCCTGCTGATTCCGTCGCCTCCCGGTCTGGAAATCCGGGGACTGGGAGAGATGTACCCGCTCAACGGGCCAAGCTGGTCGCTATTCTTTGAATACATCGGCAACCTTCTCTATGCGCTGTTCATCCGGAAACTCTCCACGCGTTCCCTGGCCGTGCTGGTGATCCTGGCCGGATGCGGCCTGGCTTCCTTCAGCTTCTGGGGACCCAATGGAGACATCTGCTCCGGCTTCGCCATGACCGGCACGGAATGGACAGGCGGCTCCCTGCGCCTGCTGTACTCCTTCTCCGCCGGGCTGCTTCTGTTCCGCCTGTTCAAGCCCGTCAACATCAAGGGTTCCTTCTGGCTGTGCGGCATCTCCCTCGCCATCCTGCTGGCCATGCCCCGCCTGGGAGGAGAAGACGCTTTCTGGATGAACAGCCTCTATGAAACCGTGTGCTTCGCGGTCTTCTTCCCCCTTATCCTCCTCTTCGGCGCTTCCGGAAAAATCACTGATCCCTATACGGATAAAATATGCCGGTTCCTGGGCAGAATCTCCTACCCCCTGTACATGGTGCATTACCCGTTCATCTACCTGTACTACGCATGGGTGAAAAACGGAGGCCTTTCCTTCCCGGAATCCCTCCCGGGAGCCTTGGCCGTCATCATCGGAAGCATCCTGCTGGCTTGGCTCTGCCTGAAGTTCTACGATGAACCCGTCCGGAGCTTCCTGGCGAAGCATTTCCTGAAACGGAAAAATAACCGCAGCCTTGAGCCTTCATCTTCCGTACTCCAAAAAAAGACGGACGGCTAAAAGCCGCCCGTCTGAATGCGAACCAATGTTCCTGCTGTCGTTTGATTCGGACAGCCGCTTCAAGCGTTACTGTCCATCAGTCCAGAGCAGGCCATGACCGTTATTTACGCCTGCCTCACGCTTGGACAGTTTGCGTGATGACGACTTTTTCATAGGCTTTAACTCCGGCCACCGCATGGTTGCCATCCGTCGCAAGGATGAGCGAGCCATGCCGCGTTTCTTCCGCAGCTCCGGCTGATACGGTCACGACAGCGCCGTTCTCCCAATGCTCTGCGCCTGCGTCCAGCCAGTCGGGCTTTGAAACCAGCGTCCATGCAGAACCGGCGCCGGAATTCAGCGTCAACGAAGAGCTTCCCCCGGCAGAAGGCAGATCAATACCGGATAAAGGAGCATTCGAATTGCGCTCAACCCATTTGGAACGGGAATAGGGAAGCGGCTGCTTGCCGAGCCAGTCCCTCAGCCTGTTATCTTCCACGTGCGCTATGGCGGAATAAATTTCACTGTTGCCATGAAACAGCAGCTGCGCCTCAGTGATGGCGTAACCCTGCGAGGCCGGCGTAGCGGCGATAAGCTTCAGTTCTCCCGAGGGCGTCACGTAATACACGTCCAGATACTGGTGACGGTAGGCATAAATGAGGCGTGCCATTTTAACATTGTAAAATTCCTCCGGCATATCCCATTCATAAACGCTCAGCACCCCCGGAGCCACGGCGGAATTCAAGAGCCTGGAATGATATTTCACCCGGAATTTGCGCAGAGCACTGTCGATTTGAAGACTGATATAAATGCCGGCGGCATTGCCTGTTTGCCGTATGGTATGGGCATAGGCATAATGATCTTCCGGAGGAGCGGTAAAATCCGCAAACGTGCATGAGCCCACCTCAAAAACGGCCCGTTCATCCGGAACGAAATTGATTTGTACGACAACCTTGTCCTTGCTCCACCATCCCCACGGGTTTCCGGCGCCTCCCACTTTTACCGGCCTTCCGTCGGCAGGCCTGGAGATATTGAACCCCATAGGCCCCTTCTGCTTAACCGTCGCGTTGAAGGCGCTTATCAGAGGTATGCAGGAACAAGCCGTCACCTTCGCGAGCATGCGCCCGGTTTCCAGTGCGTCCGATGTTACGGGGCCGTTCAGAACGACAGCCCCGTTGAATGTTTCCACGCCTGCGTGCGTGTTGTTGCCGGTGTAAGTACCGGATGCGTCAGGAATAGCGGCGGCGGAATTCCAGGCCGTACGCTCTTCTTCCGTGAGATGCATTGTCGTATTCCCGGTATGTCCGGTTACTTCCTCCTGGGATGCCAGGGTGATTCCATTGAGAATATTAATAGTATTCATGGTTTTGTTTATTATTGTTACTTGTAATAAAGTGGCATGACGACTCTGCTGCCTTCATATTCATGATGGTAACTCCGAAAACATTCTCGCTCGCGAAAAGCCTGCGGTCTTCCCGGATTTTGACAGTTTCAACGGTTAGATGGCTTCTATGGTGTTTCCACAGGAGCCCTTTTTTCCAGCCGGGACAACAGGAATCTGATCCAGCCATCCCCTGGTTTAACGTGTCCTCCATTTTCCGAATACACAGCAATCATTGCTGCCACTTCAAAAAAATCCTGTATCTGTTGCAGAAAAATAGCATCCTGCATGAAGCGTCAACTTCCTCCAGGATATTTCTCCACCTTATCTTAAAACATTCATCGTCAATGATTTTCTAAATATACAACAGACAGCCTTGATTTTATTGACTGTAACATTCAGGTTTCAGCAGGCAGTAACGGTTTTGACGATAATTCCGGTTACTCGGGATAATAGGATACTATTAGAACGGCCCGCAATTGTTATTCTCTGAAAACAAAAAACTTCCTGAAATTAGGAAGTTAAAAATGGAGCGGATGATGGGTTTGTGATAAATTACAATCAGATATTTACGTCAATCTGTAACACTTCTGTAATGCCTGTATGACAAAAAAGATGCCTGCCGGGATGCTTCGATTTCAATAACCCTTACGCGAATTGTCAAATCTACAACTGAATTGACACTCGGCAACTTGCAAAAGTCCTGTCCATGCCTCCTGATGGAGACATGCCAAATAATTACACCCTTCCCATCTCCGATCTTTATCAGGAGACCTACGACAACCAGTGGCAGGAGCAAATCCAGCAGGCCACTTCCCGCCTGGAACGCTTCTGCGTGATCAAGTCCGGTCTAACGGGCAAGCTTCAGGAGTTCAGCTTCGTGGGCACCACGGAATTAGACGAGAAGCAGGGGCGCATGCAGGACATTGTTCTGGATGAACTTGACTACTTCAAGCGCCGGATGCTTCCGGTGAGCTTCTCCAAGCACCTGGGCTACGATGAAGACGACGATATTTTCCTGCATGGTCTGGATGCCCCCGTCACCCAAACCATCAATGCCCTCAAGTATGCCGCGGCCCGCAAGATGGACGACGTACTGTTCGGCCTGAAAAAGCAGGGCGGCCTTTACGTTCCCTCCAAGGGCGGTATTTTCGGAACGGCGTTTGCCGGCAACGACGGCATGGACAAGCTGGAACTGCTGGCTGAAAATGTCGTGCCTGTCAACCACACCGGAAGCACGGCCAAGGAATGCCCGATGACGATTGAAAAGCTCAACCGGGGCATTACGCTCCTGCAGGAGAACGGTATCCTCGACGACGCTTCCAACGCCTACGGCGACCAGGTGTGCTGCGCCATCACTCCCCGCATGCGTGAAGCCCTGATCAATGACGAGCGCCTGCAGAAGACCGATTTCGGCTTTGCATCCCTGCGTAAAACGAACGGCGCCCTGGACCCCATCATGGGCATTCAGTTCGTCATCGCTCCCAATCTGCCGATTGACGAGGAAGGAAACATCATCTGCCCCATGTGGATGAAGAATTCCCTGTATTTCGGCTCCTGGAAGCAGAACAAGGTGACGGTGGAGAAGCGAACCGACAAGGAAGATACCATTCAGATCGGCCTCAAGACCATCATGGGGTCCACTCGCATGCGCGAAGAAGCCTTCCTGCAGATCAAGTGCAAGCCCCTTGTTTAAAACATTCAATCCTACATTAAATCATCATGGCAACGTATCAAACAACCATTGCTGAAAAACAGCTCGCCCTGGCGGACCGCATCGGTCTGCCAACAGTTCCGCAGCTTGCGGCCATCCATACCAGAGCCGGGGTCCATGTGGCTACGGCGGAATTCACGATGCCCGCATCCGTGGCGGCCGATGACCTGATCGCCATCTGCAATGTTCCCTGCGGCGCCCGCGTGCTCCCCCAGCTTTCCCACATTATTTCCGAAGGTGTGGGGACGCTGCAGCTGACCGTAGGCACGCAGGACATGGCGGATGCTTATTCCGCCTCCCTGACCGTAACCGCGGCCGGAACCTACCAGCTGACGAAGGGTTCCCTGGCGGTTTCCGGCAAGCCGATGGATTCCACGACGATGCTTTATGCGAAGGTGGGCGGCACGCCGGCAGTAACCGCCGGCAAGAAGCTTGTCTTTGCCATTGCCTACGGCATTCAGTAATTCTTCCTCGTTGGTTTGTCCATAGGGCCGTCCCTGCAAGGGGGCGGCCCTTTTTCGCTCTCCCCGGCAAAAAGTAGTGACACTCGGCAACTTGCGCCAGCTTTCACCCTCCATTTATATTGGAAGGCAAATGAAGAGGATTTCCTTCAACGGGGGCGAGGTTTCGCCTGGGATTGCCGCGCGTCCGGATTTGGATGTATATCATCGGGGGGCGTCGGTATTGGAGAATGTGGATGTCTCCCAAACGGGTGGAGTTTCCCGCCGGCACGGCATGAAGAGGGTGATGGCCGCGCTGGAAGGGTCCATGATGGTGTCCTACGTGTATTCCGCCAGTGATCGTTATCTTGTCGAGGTAAGTCCAGCCCTGCTCCGCGTCTTGTCCGTCGATGGCGATGTGGTGGCTTCCCTTCCTTCCGTTTGGACGGCGGCCGACATTGCATCTCTGCGGCACAAGCAGGTCAACAGCATGCTGTTTCTGGCTTGTCCCTCACACGAGCTCATGGTTCTCAAGCGGGATGACGACGGCACGTTTTCCCTGGCTCCCTATGAGTTTAAGGCCCGCCCCTGGCGGTATGAGGAGTACCGGGATTTCCCGGTTCGGCTGACGCTGGATGACGGATGCTACAGGATTTCTTTCGGTGATCATTCCGAGGATCCCGATGCCGTCACCAACGAAGGGGACGTGATGCGCATCCAGGTGACGGTGCCCCAGCAGACCGGGTACAGTACAGGGGCGGTCATCCGCCAGGGCTGGGTGATTGCCAAGGCTTTTACCACGGCCAGTGCCTTCACCGCCGGCAAGAAGCTGTGCGTGAATGAGGGGAGTTACTGGTCCTGGTGGACATGCGACAAGGATTTCAACGGGGCAACCCACTACGTGGACGGCCTCACCTCTCCGGCGGATTACCCGGACCATTTCCACAAGGGTGTCATTTGCCATTCCAACACGATTACCTGCAAGGGCACGTGGAAGTTCTGGTGCAATAAAGAATGGTACGGAACCTACGCTATAGAGCGCCGCTATCCGGAAGAGGACTGGCAGCTGCTCGGTTCCTCCACTTCCAGGATTGGAGCGGCATCCAATTTACAGATTACCGGGGACGAGGCGGGCGAAGAATGCTACCTGCGCCTGATGCTCTATGAGTCCCGGCTTTCCAACGCTTCCGACCCCAGCCAGGGGTTCCCCGCTGACGCCTGCGGCAATAAGCTGGTGGTGGACGCCTACCGCAAGGACGTGGTGCTGCAGCTGCGTTCCGGCGCCCGTCCGGCCACCGTGCAGCGGTTCACGATTCCGGCAACTCCGACGCTGCGGCATTACCTGACAAGTACGGCATCCTCCATCAAGGCAAGCCGCGTGTGGGTGGATGATGTGGAGATGACGGGAGCTTCCGCCGTGCTGACGCTTGGCAAGGCCGGCATTGATGTGACGCCCAGGGGGATTCCTGCGGATGATCTCGCCGACGGGCAAACAGTCAGGTTTGGATGGACGGTGCCCCAGCAGACTGGGCGCATTGCCCTGGATGCTCGCGGGATGCGGACAGTCTATCTTCCTGCAGGGGCAAAATTTGACGTGAACCTGGGGGCGGACATCTACAACAGGGGACGCGGCGCGGTGGTCAAGCTGACGGCTTATTCCGCTGCGGATGTGCAGTACACGACGTTGTGGGAGAGCAAGACAGATGTCTACACCACGCCTTCCAGCGGGTTTTATACATTTCGGATCACCCTCAATAACGGCAGCACCCTGGAGGCTGCCGAGTGCCAGGCCGAGCTTTCCGGCGTGGCTTCCGGCGTCGTCAAGCCGGAGGTCCAGGAGGATGCGCCCGCTCCGGCCTCCGTGTCCACCTGCGACGTGCTGCGCTTTTCGCTTCCCCTGGAGCCTACCGCCAAGGCTCATTTTTCCAAGGTCGGGATACCCTCCATCAAGGCGCTGGTGATGGATCAGGGCCGCTGGACGTTCCAAGGTTCTGTCCTCGTGGATGGAGATAACCTGGTCATCAAACCCAAGGGGCTGACGACGGACGATTTGGTCAAGGGCCAGTCTGTCCGCGTCGAGTGGGATGTGGCCGCCGAGAATTTTTCCATCGGAGCCAACCAGCAGACCGGCTCCCGATGGGTGACCCGATTCTTGCCGGCAGGGACGGTCGTCAATTTGAAAGGGTACATCTGGATGTACGCCGGCCAGCGCAACGAGCAGGCCGCCATGGTCGGGAAATATTTAAGTTGGACCCCCAACAGCGGTTCTCACAGCATTTCCACGCACACGACCCTTGCCGGTTCCTGGACGGTTCCGGAGGATGGCTTTTACCTGGTTTACCTCCCCTTTGTCAACGCGTTTTCCAGCGTCATCCAGTGGCCGGCGGCTTCCGCAGCGATTCCTGCTTGTGTAGGACACTTGGAGGGAGAGGTAACGGACTTGACGGCCTCCGCGGAGTATTCCTTGTGGGACAATGTGTCCACGATTCCGGAGGGCGTCCCCCCGTCCGGGGAGTCCCTGATGTGGAGTTTTGCCGCGTTCCGGGACGTCTACGGGTTCCCTTCTCTGGTGGATGTGTTCCAGCAGCGCCTGGTGCTGGCCGCCACGCAGGCCCAGCCGCAGACGGTGTGGTTGAGCAAGACCGATGACCTCAATAATTTCGAGGTGGGCAAACAGGATGATTCCGCGCTGGCTTTGACGCTTTCCACAACGACGCAGAACCAGATTTGCTGGCTGATGGCACAGTCCAGCCGGCTATTGCTGGGGACGGCAGATGCCGAGTGGGCTGTTTCCGGCGGCCAGGGCGTGATGACTCCCACCAACGCGCGGGCGGATAACCACGGGTTTGTGGGATCCTCCGACGTTCCGGCCATGATGGCGACTGACAAGGTGCTGTATATTGAGCGCGGTGGTGGCCGTGTGTACCAGTACGGGTACGATTACGAGAGTGACGGGTACGTTTCCCGTGACCTGACCGTGTTTGCCGATCATGTGCTGGCCCAGGGCGGCGGCGTTACTTCCGGAGATTTCATGAGAAAGCCCCATCCGCGTGCCGTGATGACTCTGGCGGACGGCACGATGGCCTTGATGACCTACAATTCCATGCATCAGGTTCATGCCTGGCACCGGCACAGGACCGAAGGCAGGATGTCCAACGCCGTGGTGCTGCCCAACGGGACCGGGGAGGATTTGCTGTTCGTCATTGCGGAACGCGAGGACGGCCGGTTTATTGAGGTGTTTGACCCGGACGGCCCGTTCGTGGATGCAGGGAGCTGGGATTACACTTCTACCGTGGTGACGAACGCGCTGGATGTAGTGGAGTCCATGGGCAAGGACAGGCAGGCTGCAGCCGTGCGCGTATTTTTTGCTTCCGACACGGCGCCGGCGGGAATTGAGGTTTCCAATGACGGCTCCACCTGGGACCGGCTGGGCAAGACCAGGACGATGGAACGCGGATGGCATGAATTGCTCCCCGCTTCCCTGTGGCGGCGCGGCGTGCAGTTTGGCATCCGGGTTTCCGGGGACCGCCCCCTTGAGTTTTTAGCTATTGATACGCAATGACAGAGCCTGTTGAGACAAGATCTGACTGGAAGGAGCTGCTGGCCGACCGGTGGTGGAGGCTGAATCATCTTTACTGGATTGAGGACAAGGACGGGCAGATGGTGCGCTTCCGCCCGAACTGGGCCCAGGAGGAGCTTTTCAATAACCTCTGGTATCGCAATACTATCCTGAAGGTGCGCCAGCTGGGGATTTCCACGTTTTGCGCCATTTACATGCTGGACCTTTGCCTGTTCGGAAAGAACCAGCATTGCGGGATTATCGACAAGACGCTTCCGGATGGACAGGCAAAGCTGCGCAAGATCGCTTTCGCGTATGAGCATCTGGATTATTTGCCGGATAATCCGACGATGGAAGACCGGGCATTGGCTGCCTTGGGAAAGAAGATCAAGGAGAGCTGCCCGCTGGTGGAGAGCCGGACCCAGCGCATGGCCTGGTCTACGAACGGCTCCGTGGATGTGGGTACGAACCTGCGCGGTTCCACCCTCCAGTTCCTTCACATTTCCGAGTTTTCCTATACGGCCCTGCACGATCCGGCCCGGGCGAAGAAGATTCGGACAGGGGCTTTGAATGCCGTCGGGAAGAATAGCGTGGTGGTGATGGAGTCCACCCACGAGGGTGGCAAGGCCGGACTGGCCTACCAGTTGATGGAACAGGCCATGGAGATGGTGGGCAAGCCTCTTTCCAGCCTGGATTTCAGGTTTTTCTTTTTCTCATGGATTCAACACAGGGAGTATTCCCTGGACGGGGTGGAACCAAGGCTGGACGATTTTTTGAGGGAGTATTTTGCCGATTTGAAGAAGCGTTACGGCATTGAGCTGACCGAGGGGCAGAAGGCGTGGTACGCCACCCAGTACAGGGCCAACGGTCCGGAGGTGAAGCAGGAGTTTCCGACGGTGCCGGAAGAAGCCCTTCAAACGTCCGTGGAGGGGGCCATTTACGGCAGGTGGATTTCCACCCTCCGGGCCGAGGGGAGGATAGCCGCCGAATTTGAAGCGGACGATGTGGCTCCGATTTACGCTTCCTGGGATTTGGGGTTGAGCGATTCCATGGCAGTTTGGCTCTGGCAGGTGGTTGGCGGGAAGTATTACGCGCTGGATTATATTGCCGGGAATAACCAGGCGATTGATTATTACGTCGGGCAGATACGGATGAAAGAAAGGGATTATGGACCCATTGCGCTGCACCTGCTGCCGCACGATGCGGCCAGGCGGGATTATTCCAAGACTTCCTTTGAAGCCGTGCTGCAGAAGGCGGGTTTCCGCACGGCAATCGTGCCGCGTACATCCGATATATGGACCGGGATTAACGCCCTGCGTAATATGCTGCGCTACTGCACGTTTCACGAGCGGTGCAGCCGGAGGCCGGAGATTGCCGGAAAGAAGTATCTTTCCGGTATTGGTTCCCTGGAGTTTTACCGCAGCCTTCCGCCGGGTTCCAACGGGTGCGTGAGGGAGATGCCGCTGCATGACGAGTGTTCCCACGGGGCTGACGCGGCCAGGACGTTTGCCGAAGCGGTGAGCCATGGGCTGGTTTCCGGCCATGCTGGGGTGGCGGAGAAGGTGAGGAGGCCGCATAAACGCCCTGATGCTTTGATGGGGATGCTTTATTGAAAGGTTGGCTGATCTTCCTGGGTCTTAATTCCTTTGCGAAGCCCCTCTTCGTCAATGGAAATAAAACAGTCAAAGGGAATGATATGGCGCTCCCCGTTTTCACGAGTGATGATTTTGCAGTTATCCGGACGCATGTCCGCAATGTAAAAGACGGCTATTTTGTAAATGTTGCCTTTGTAGCCGTGATAGCTGCTTTCATCTTTTATTTTTTTACACTGATATTGTCGACAGAAGAGAGCATCCATTTCTTCAATGGAAGAAGGAATGTCTCCGTCTACAATCCGCTGACGGATAAGTATGGCTCGGTTCTTCTCTTTTACGATTATCCCTAAGAGCTCAATTTCCGTATTAAAGAAAACGTTGTGGAGAACGAGACGTACCAGATATTCCTTAACAGATGCCAACGTTACAGTTTTGGATTCTGAATCAAAGGTATATCCAGAGCGATTCCATTTGGTCCTTTTATAGTAGTATGGAGGAGCCAGGAATACATCATGTTCATGCCCCTGCTCACCCCATTGAACAACATTGTCCTTAAGATATGGGATACCGAATACGTGCCCTAATTGGAGCAGGAATGGCCCAATGTCTTCAGGGTAAACCGCTCCGTTTTCTTGCGCCCATTCGTATAACGCATTCCATTCAATATTGAATCTCTCACTTTCATCGATCTCAGGAATTCTGCCAAGTAATGTCTGTACGGCTTCGAAGGCTGTGATTGGATCAAATCCTTTGAGATTTGAGCGTTTTCTATCAGACATGTCAGGTCGAGAGAGTTATCGGGCAAGTAAGATTTTGCGATACGTGCAGAGCGCGCAGTACGGCGGCCAGGCTCCATTTGCTCACAGGCAATGATCGCTTGGAGAACGTCGTGGATGTCCATATTGTTTTTCACTAACAGGGGAAGTTACTGGTTAGTTCAGCAGGGTTAGATAGAGAAAAGAGCACTTTTGTTGCCTGTTTTCTCTGTCTTGCCGTGACAGCACAATATACATGGCTATGATGGGTTGCAAGATATTTTCTTTCCATGGTATCTATGGGTTTAGTGAATGTTTGATTGATCTGTTTTTTATTCATTTTTTTCAGACAGGGCTTCAAATCTGATGCGTTATGGACTTGAGATTAGAGTCCGGTAAAAAGTAGTGACACTCGGCAACTTGAACGAAGTGCGCCCTCATGCGATTTTTGAGGGATGGACAAGCTGACCTTTTTTTCACAGTGCCTTTCCCTGCTGGGGGAACAGGAGTATGTGCTTGATTCTCCCGCGGCCAGGACGTGCGATTTGTGGTTCCCCTCCGTGATGCTGGAGGCGGTGTCTTACGGGCCGTGGTCGTTTGCCACGAAGGAAACCGTATTGGAATGCCCGGAGAAAGATGGACGGTTTACGGTGCCGGATGATTGCTTGAAGCTGCTGAATGTGGAGGCTAGGCATTGGCGCATGGCTGGCCGCACGGTGGTTTGCGAGGAATGCCCCTCCCGCCTGCAGGTGCGGTTTCTTTCCAACGATCTGGCCCTGGCGGAGATGCTACCGGATAATGCGCCTTTGTTTGTGGAGGCGGTGAAGTGCCTGTTGGCCGCCAAGATGGCTACGACGGTGACGGGCAAGCCGCAAAATGTGGGCGTGTTCCTGGATTTGTACAGGCGCTACATTGCCGACGCCCTGCACCAGGATGTGAGCCAGCGGGGGAGCAATGACCAGCATCCCCTGAAGGATATTTTAAACCGTTCCATTTTATAAGGTTATGGGAAGCATTGGTTCATACGCAACGAATAGGGGCAACGCGAAGAGTGCCCTGGCGCAGGGACTCGCGGCGAGGGATGCCGCTTACGTGAACGCAGCCAATACGGAAGCCGAGTCCGCTTCCGCCCTGCGGCTTGCCGCCGAGAATATGGCTACGGCCCGGCGCAACCAGACGGCCGCCACGGCATCCGTGCGCGCCTCCCGCGGGGCGGCCGGCCTGACGACGGAGGGAAGCGGGCTGCAGGCGGAGCTTACGACCGCAGAGATTTTGGAGAAGCAGATTTCCGATATGTCCCTGGGCGCGGCCATCAACGACCAGAGTAAGCGCCATGAGGCAGCCATGCAGCGCTGGGAGGGAGACGCCACGTTGGTGAGCGCGCAGAACCAGGCAGCGGCTTACAGGTCCGCCGCCACTGGTGCCCTGGTTTCCACGGGGATTCAGGCAGTGGGCGCACTGGCCGGAGGCATTGGCGCCGGGATGGGAGCGTTCGGTTCCACGACAGCCGCGCAGGGAGCTTTTGCCGGGTTTAACCTGGGAGGGCTGGCCGGCAGCGTGTTTCCCGGTTCTACGGCAGATCCGCGCCTGGGCATGATGGAGCTAGGGGCCTGGGCGGCGAGTCCGGCCAAGAGTGATTTCAGTTTTTATAACTATACACAGAAGTGGAATCCTTACCGGAGCATGGGATTATGAATGCGTTTGATGCGACCGTGACCGCTTATGCGGAGGTGGGCCGGGATTTGTGGACGGACGTGAAAGATTGCGCTTCCCTGGGGCTGGCGTTTGTTTCCCCGGATGAAGTGTGCCTGGCCCTGCCTGCCGACCAGCTGGAAGAGTTGAGTTTCCCTCCCGAAGAGGTGCCCCCGCTTCCGGAAGGGTGCCTGTTTGTATGGTGGGCTGCCGGGAAGCCGCGGGAACTGGCCCGCTTGGCTCGGCAGTTTGCCGGGAGGGGGTTCACGCATGTGGCCTGGCAGCGTTTTTTGCGCGGCCCGCAGGTGCATGTTTTTCCCATTGATCAACTTACCAATAACACGAAACGATGAAAGAGATTCCTTTATACGGAGGGCCGTCCCTGCAGGCGGCCAAAGCGAACCCCGGAACTGCGGCTAATGCCGCCAACGGGGACCAGGGTCAAATGCTGGGCGGTGCCATTCACAAAGCCGAACAGGGCTTGCAGGGGAGCGCCGAGGCGTTTTCCAGGATTTCTGATTTCGGGGAGATGCAGCGCCAGGAGGTGGAGCTGCGCCGCATCCGGGACGAGTCCGACGCCGAGTTTTCCAAGATGCTTTCCTATGCTCCGGGAAGCAGGGATGGTATTTTTGACAGTGACGGTTCCATCCGTAAGGGGAAGCTGGACGATCTGGCCTATAAGTTCGGCCAGCGGATTGAGAATTTGGGTGGGACGTTTTTCAGTCCGGAGAATGCCATCAAGGCACGGGGTATGATGGAGTCCGTGAAGGCGAGTCTGCCGGAGCGCTACTGGGGGCTGGCGGCCAAGCACCAGATAGGAGTGGCCCGGCAGGTTTTTGAGGAGGGATTGAAGGGTGACTTGATGAGGAAGGATTACTTTTCTGCCAAGGAACGGTATGCCCAGGCTCACCAGGCCGGAATTATTACTGAAACGGCGGCAAGGAACGGGATTTTCAATCTTGATAAGACCGAGGCCAAACAGAATTATGATAATCTTGCCGCGACCAATCCAGACCTTGCGGCTGAAAAGATTAACCGTGGGGAGTTGGACGGATATTTTTCCGCTGCCGAGCAGGAGCAGATGATGCGTTCCCTTCGCAGTCATGACGACAGCAGGCTGACGGAGTTAATTGAGCAGATGGCATCCCGCCCCAAATCGAGGAGCGACAGGCAGGCCGCGACGGATACCTTGATGTCCGGGCCCGTGTACAAAGACCAACTGGAGTTTGATGCGGTTCATCAGCGCGACGGGGATTACAGCGCGTGCGCTCCGCAGATTGATTCTTTCATTTACCGGGTTGCAGACAAAGTGAAGGCAGGAGATGAAGGCGCCGATTTTGCCAGCAAGAAGGAAGAGGTGATCCGGCTGTGCAAGTTCTACGGGAAGTCCAGCGAATTTCAAAAAGACATCTTGAACCGCATGGACAAGTGGGCCGGGCGGAAAAACGAGTTTCCCGTATTGAAGGTGGCCGACCGCATGAAGGAGATGGCGGAGATGCCCCTGTACCGCCAGGCGGATTATAATCATGCCATAGGCACCCTTCACAGTGAAGCGGCTGGAGCCTATGGCCGGTATCTGGATTCCGCCACCGGCGCGGGCATGGAGGCCAAGGGCAAGGAAGAATGGATGCAGGAGTACAAGAGCAAGAAGGTGGCGGAGCTTGAGAAGAATCTTGCAGCCAAAACCGAACTTGCCGTGCGCGAGAGGTTTGAGGCGTGGTACGAAGGGTACAAGAGCATTCACAACGACAAGGAGCCGTCCTCCGTTATCCAGGAAGAGCAGTTCCAAACACTTCTAAGAGAAGTAACTGGCCGGAGTGATTTAGTGGTTCCCAAGCGCGGCTTCCTGATGGACAGGGAACAGGAAGAGGCGTCCATCATCTGGGAGAGGAGGGATTTAGTACGGTCCAAGGACGGTCCCGAATTATTGAGTGAAGGAGAGAAGCAGGCACTGCGCCGGAAGGAGATGTTGCGCAAGCCGGTTACTTTCCCCGCCATGGTTTCTGTGGATACCGTGAACACGAATGCGCCCGCCGGTATTCTCCTGCCGGAGAGCATGAGGAAACAGTTTGGCGACGATGTTTCAGGGCTCGCCGCCCTGGTGCCCTCTTCCCCGTCTTCCCGCCGCGGGAAGCCGCTGCCCGTGGTGGGCTACACCAAGGAGAGTTCCCCCCAGCTTACGTTGTCCGGCGCCAGCAAGCTGCGGATGACGTTTTCTTCCAAGATGGATACTAATGTGACGGTCTCCCCTGCCAGCCCGCAAATGAGGGAGTTTTTCAAGAGGGAGTATCCGGGGAGCCAGGACTGGAAGCAGAGTGCCGGAGAGTCCAAGGTGCCCGCCGCCAAGCTGGGAGGGCTGGGGCAGTACAGCCAGGCTTTCCACGATGCGGGAAGGAAGTATGGCGTGGACCCGAAGCTGTTGATGGCTATTGCCATGCACGAAACGGGCAAGGGAACGAGCTCCGCCTTCCTGCGCAAGAATAACGCCATGGGCATCAGCCCGGACGGAGGAGGCCCCCGCGCTTTTTCCTCCGTGGAGGAGAGCATTGATTATGCCGCCCGCCTGCTCAAGAAGCATTATCTGGACAAAGGGCTGACGACGATTGCCGCGATTGGCGGAAAGTACGCTCCGGCAGGAGCCGGGAATGACTCGCGCGGCCTGAACAAGCATTGGGTCAGCGGCGTAAGCAAGTATTACAAATCATTTTAACATTTAACATATTATAAACATTTCTCACCATGAACGACGATTTTTCTTTTGACGGGGCCGCCGCTACGGACATGCCTCTGGACCTCTCTTCCTCTTCCATGCCGGAGGGCGAGGCTGCCACCGGATTTCACCTGCCGGATATGGAACCGGCGCAGGAACAAGCGAATGTGGATTCCCCGAAGCTGGCTGACGAATGGCGGCAGGATGTTCAGATGTTTGACGGCGGCGGATTGAATGGGTTGGAAGAGAGCGCTGCTCCTGAAACCGGGGTTTCCCTGGATGCCGAAGTGACAGGGGAAGATGGTTCCGAACCCTTCAATCCCCAGTTGGCGGATGCGGATTCCGTACACCGCCAGGGGGCCATGCTGATGAAGGGAGTGGAGGAGCGGAGGCGTGAACAGGTGCGGGACCGGCAGAACATGGTCATGAACCTGCTGCGCGCAGGCAGAAACGATCAGGGGGCATTAAAACATATTGCCGAGCGTTGGGGTGAAGATTCCGCCTTCCGGTTTCAAGTAGCTGGCGACGAAGATCGTTCCTACATGCTGGGTATGTGGCTGGAGGAAGTCCTGGGGGATGGAGACAGAAATGCGGGCTTCCAGATTTACAAGAACACTCACGATTTGTGGGGCAAGGACATCATCTCCCCGGAGCAGGTATGGAAGGATTTTGCGGAACGGGGCAAGGAGATTGTGGAGAGGGAAGACCGGCTGCGCGTGGAGCGTGAAAGCAAAATCAGCGATCTCAATGGAGTGGTGGGCCGCTACGTGAGCGGGGAGCAGGATTCCCTTTCCGCCGATGAACGGCTGGCATTGTTTAATGCAGGCGTGAGTGTGGCGAGCATGGAGAAGGCTAGGCGTGGGGTGCGCCTCATTGAATCGTTTGAGCAGGATTCCAAGCTGTACAATGACGAAATTGCCGATGATTTGTTCGGCATCATCGGGAATGATGACGATTCATTGATGATGCTTTGCACCCTGTTGAGAAACAGGTCCAGGAGCACGGCCAATGACCGGCTGGGCACGGGCGGCGCGGAAAAGAGGGCGGACGAGGCGTACCAGGAGGTGATGGAGAATTCTAATCCGATGGTAGCATCTATGGTGGGAGATGATGTTTTGAACGCCAAGATGGCTTCCGGTTTGGGTATGTCTTTTAAAGTAGCTGTGGTAAAGACGAAGCGTTCTCTGGAGCGTGCGTTGCAGAATATGCGTTCCGTTGAAGACGCCCACATGAAAGCGGCGGCTTTCCAGGTAAGCGTTGCCAAGGCTCGAAAGATGGGCCTGTCCGACGAGGAAGCTTTTGAACTGGCCGAAGCCCAGGAGCAGGAGCGCCGCGAGTTTAAGCAGAAACGCAGCAGGATTTTTTCCGCCCTTACTACCGCTCTTGAGGGAGGGGAAGACGACTATTTTTCCAGCGGCGAGGCATCCGCCTTGAGCCAGGTGGGCTACCACCTGGGCAGCATGACGGGGGACACGGCGCCCTGGTTTCTCCCTTACGCCGGTCCACTCATTGGCCTGAATACGTCCATGCAAAGGCGGCGTGAAGAAGGGTACATGCTGGGGCTGGATGTGGACGAGATTGAGAAGCGTGCTTTCTGGTTCGGGGCGGCGGACACGGCGGAGGAAATGATCGGGTTTCACGCGTTGTTCAAGGCGACGCCTCTTTACAAGGGAGTCCGGAAGCTGCTCCGAACCGAGAAGGGGGCCGGAGTGAGGGCGCTGGTTTCCGGCAGTCCGGCGGCCCAGTATGCGCTGCAAGGGGTGGCCGGGACGGTGGAAGAAGGCATTTTGGAGCCCACGGCTGGCTATTTAATGAGGTCTGCCATCAATCCCCTGCTGGACGACGAGCGCGGCAAGCAGACGTTGGATCAATACACCAGTGAGCTTTCCCAGACGACTTCCGGAGAACAGGGGCTTGCCCTCCTGGCGTTCAGCTTTGGACTGTCCGGATTGAATTATTCCCAGTTGAGCCGGGCAGCCAAGGAGTTCAAGCTTTCCCTGAAGAATTACGAGGCCCTGGGGGGAACGGCACAGGGATACCTGGAAGCCAGGGAGGAAAAGACCGCCGAAGGGTTTTTGAACAAGGCTCTTTCCAATTTGCATGATTCCTGGATGGAGAATCCCCAGGGGGCCATGGAGCGGGCCAGCGTGGCTACGGGGGAACGCCTTTCCGGGGAGCGCATCGAATCCCTGCGGGAACTGGATGCGTGGAGGGCAGCCGAGACGGCGGGGATGGTGCCGCGGGTGGAACCGGCGGAGCAGGACGGCATGTTCCGGGTGTATCCTCCGCGCGGCGCGGAGAAGGTCCGTCCGAAAGCGCCGCAGGAAGATACCGCTGCCTCCGGTCAGCAGGAGAGCGGCCAGTCCTCCTACACGCTGATGGACGGCGAGCAGATGACGGCCTACTTGCAGGCGTTTGTAAGCGAGCAGGTGGAGAATGACATTCTCTACACGCAGAACATGCTGGCCGGAGATGTGACGGTGGATCAGGCGCTTGCCCAGAAGCGGTTTGATGCGGCCGAGGTGATCACCCGCACGGAGGCGGATGATCAGACCGGAGCCGAACGGGTGGTGATTGCCCCGGAAACCCTGGGGCAGATGAAGGCCCGCGCGGATATGGCGATGGCCGCCATCCGCGCCCTGGAAGCGGAAGGGGTGAGCTATGAGGAAGCCGCCGCCCGCATGGATGCTTCGTTGAGCGAGCATATTCCTCTGGGCACCCTTGTCCAGACGTGGGACGAGGCCCAGGAGCGCATCAGGACGGAACAGGCCCGCAACCCGGAGTTCAAGGTTCCGGCCATGGATGCGCCTTTTTCCCGTGCGTATGTGACCAACGTCCGCCGGGGGGATACCTTCCGCCGGGTGTTGAGGTACGCCCGCGGAAGCGCGACGGTGGAGGATCTGATGGAGGAAACGATGGAACAGGCCGTCATCTCCTGGCAGGCGGAGCAGAACACGACCTGGGGAGAGTTCGGCATGATGCTCCAGGATGCGCAGAAGTCCATCAATGATTTGTTCCCGGAGGCGCGGGGGAAGGACATGCAGTTCATCCACCTGGACGCAGGCAAGCCCGTAACAGGGCACGATGCGATTGAGGCGTTTTCCAAAATCGGGCGTTCCCGCTGGCTGGCGGATGCCCTGAATCATCCTTCCCTTCCCTCCTGGCTGCGGAAGCTGCTGAATCACCTGGTGAAGTTCCTGGGGGCTTTCAAGGCCCGCGTGGAGCTGGGCGAGATGGTGCGCCAGGCGGAGGAACAGGGCGTGTTTACCCTGCCGGTGCGTCAGGCTTTGGCGGTGATGCTGGATGCGGGCAATGCCCTGTACCGGGACCAGCAGGGAGACCTCATCTCTTTGACCATGGAGCGGGCCAAGGCGCAGGCGGAACTGGACGCCGCCCTGGGCCGCGGCGTCGCCACGGAACAGGAGGCGGTGGAGGAGCAGCTTGCCGAACGCAATGCCGCCGATGAACCAGGCCCCGTGGACCGCGCGCAGGAAGAGGCCGACGACGCCAACGCCCAGCAGGCGCGGCGCGAACGCACGGAGGCGGAGGTAGAAATGCTGGGGGAACGGGATGACGACGGCGTGTTCAACGGAGGGGTGAGCATCCGTATTGAGGACGGGGTGCGCCAGGGGTTTATCGACAAGGACCGGCTGACGCTTTGTCCGGACGTTCCCCAGTTCAAGCAGGGGGCTGATGAAAAGACGGGGGTAGTGAACCGGATTGTGGGGGCCTGGCAGCGCAACGCCGCTCCTATTTCCGTATGGCGCCGGACTGATGGTTCCCTGCAGGTGATTTCCGGCAGGCACCGCCTTGACGCCTGTACGGATGCGGATATTAACTGCACCGTGTATGAGGAGGGGGACAGGTTTAATCTGGACTGGGCACGGAGGCACGATGTGGAGAACAACATCCGGGACGGCCAGGCGAGCGCGTTTGAGATTGCCCGCTACGTGCGGGATTCCTCCCTTTCCATGGCGGAGGCCGTGGAGCGAGGAATTGCCAGGAAGGGCGCCTCCCTGAAAGGGGTGGAGCTGGGGCTTTATGCCAGCCAGGAGCTTTTGGACGCGCTGGGCAACGGGCTGGTTTCCCCGGATGACGCCTACCGCGTGGCCCTGGCGTTCCGGAACGATGCCGAGGTGCAGCGCTCCGGGTTGGCCGTGCTGCTGGACGGCGGGAGCTGGCAGGAGTCTTACAATACCATGGCGGCTAAGGCGAACCTGGAAGCGATCGCCCGCCAGAATGCGGCCAACGGCATGGACATGGGCATGGACCTGTTCGGGAATACGGATAATGAAGAGCTTTACAAGCGCATCGGGAAGTACGCGGCGGAGAAGTACCGCGAGCTCGGCAAGGAGCTGACGGCGATCAACGGCGCTTCCCGGAATCCGAAGGTGGCCCGCAAGTACGGCGTGAATGTGAATGACGCGGCGGCGGTGCAGCAGGTGGTGAAGCGGTTGCAGGAGGAACGGGCCCGCTGGAAGAATTTTGCGGTGCATCCCGATTTGCTCAAGGAGGCCAATGACGCCGTGATGGTGGAAATGGGGTTGAAGAGCCGGGAGGATGTGGACCGGGAAAACGGGGTTCTGCCGTTGGAGGAACAGGAAGATTCCTCTGCGGGTGATTTGTTTGGCGAGAATCAATGGAGTCTTGGCGAGCTGACAGGTGAACGGGTGGAAGAGTTGTCCAGCGCGATCATGAAGCAAATGGGAGTGGAAAGTTCTACGCATTTGTCTGAATTGGTTGTGGGTACTCTTATCCAGCTTGGAAAGATGGCGGCGGATGAAAGAGGCGGATGGATGGCTGAACGTATCACGGCGGCCAGAACGCAACTTGAAGAGGTGAAGGGGCAGAATAGGCCGTCGCGTGATTTGGTTTCTCACCTTGAGAATAGCGTGCGTGCTTTTGAGCTTATTGCTGAAAAGGTCCATACGATTACTGCCGGGCATGATCTGCGTATGTTTGCGGAGGATGTGAGCCGGATGCTGGACGATTTCATGAACCGGGGGAATACTCATTTTTCCCTGGCCGGGGAGAATGAGGCATTGCTGGCTCCCAACGGGAAGCCGTCCAACCTGACGCCGGAGCAGTACCGGCAGGTGCGGACGCCGGAGTTCAAGAAGTGGTTCGGGGACTGGGAGAAGGTGGCTACGTTCAAAGATGCCTATGAACGCATCATGACCATGCCTCCTGTAACAGCCTTGACCGGACAGGAGTTTCAGAAAGATGGTGTTCCCCTCACTGAAAAAGTAACGAAGCTTTGGAAGGAGCAGTTTAATGGCATAGCCATTTCGCCCGAACTTGGAGAGGTGAGACTGGATCTTGAAGGGGTGAAGTCTTCCATCGGGCACGGCATCGGTTCCTTGAAGTCCGCAGCTTTTGCTTGCGTGGAAGACGTGATCCGGAACGGTATTGTATTTGACCGTCAGGAGAATTGGAAGGGACGCGGTTACGATACAGCGGTGATTGCCGCTCCCGTTACAATCAAGGACGTGGAGTACATTTGCGAAGTCGTTGTGGAACAACGCTCCAACAGGCAGGGGTTTTACCTGCATGAAGTGGAGATAAAAAAGAAGCTCGAAGACGTGTTCAAGACCTCCACTGAAGGAGGCACGCCCCAAGCTTCCAGAAGCATACTAGCCCTGCGCGCCGAAGATGTCAAGAGGGAGGAAGAAAACATGTCCAAGGTGGTGGACGAGAACGGGGAGCCGAGGGTGGTGTATCATGGAACGGATAGTCAGTTTACAGTCTTTGATTCTTCAAAAGTTGAAACATCCTGGTATTCTCATGGATTTTATTTTTCAGACAAAAAACCAGATGCAAAGTCATACGGAGATAACATTGTCCCGGTATTTTTGAATATTAGAAATCCATTCATGATAAGTAAAGAAGGGTGGTTTGAAGAGCTGACTTTAGAAGATAAGCCTAAAAAACCAGAACTTGCAGTGGAAGCAACAGCAACAGATACTGGGAATGGCTTTTTTGAGCTGCAATACAGACTTGAAAAGAATGGGGAATGGATTTCTCCAATAAGCATGAGAAGAGTTAGCCCTCTACAGCTTAGTGAACATACTCCTCTATCTCTTGTTAATTATTTTTTATCGCGGGAATATAATAATTTTCTTCCTAGAAATGTTGATTCCCGTGTTCTGCAAGCCGCAATTAAAGAAGCTGGTCATGATGGAGTAATTGGAGAGCCTTCTGATTTTCTACATTCGGGGAAAGAGTATGTAGCTTATGAACCTACGCAGATCAAGTCCGCTACGGATAACCGGGGGACGTTTGACGGCGAAAACCCGGATATTACGTTTTCCATCATTGGCGAGAAGGCGGAGTCCTTCATGGATTACCACAACAACGGCCTGTCCTACACGGACCCGGCGGATGGCAAGCGGAAGGCGATCATCGATTCCCGCGGAGTGCGGTTGAAGAAGGAGCGCATCAGTGTGAGCGAAGGTGGGCATGTGAATGTTTCCCTGGCCGCGGCCCTGGATTTCCCGGAATTGTTCCGGGCCTATCCGGAGCTGCGGAAGCTGCGCGTGGATTTCTACCGGGACAGCAAGAGCAGCACGGGAGGGTTTACCGATCCGCAGGAAAATTATATTGCCGTCAACCTTGCCCGCGGCGGGAAGAACGCGGCTCCCGGCATGGTGCTGGATACGATACTGCACGAGGTGCAGCACGTGATCCAGTGGTATGAGGGGTTTGCTGTGGGTGCTGGAAACATGAGCCGGGAACAGGCGCTTGCCTATTTGAGTGAAAGCATGAACCAGTTGCAGGGTCGGGGCGACGACTGGGCGAAGGAGGCCCTTCCCCGCCTGGAACGGATGAAGCGGAAGCTGGAAGAAGGAACCTTGCAGCCTCCATTCGTGTACATCTTTTCCCACGGGGAACAGGAAGCCCGTCTGGCTGGCAGCTTCAACAGGAACAGCGAAGGCGTGGTCATGAGCGGCCTGAACGGGTTCCGCCTGCTGGATGCCCCGATGTTTTCCATTCCTTTGACGGGGAATGTTACCGAGCTTGGCGGTATCACGTTCGGAGCCGGACGATTTGGCCGGATGGCCCACAAGGTTCTGGCTCCGAACGGGGATTGGCTCTATGACGAGATGGTGTTCAAGATGCGGGCCGCTACACAGCGATCTGTGAATAAGCTGAACCTGTATGAGACCGGAGACCGGGAGCGCGGCCTTGAGCTGCTGGCGGAGGCGCAGGAGTTGATTTCCACGGTGGAGCGGTTTCTGCCCAACACTTACGGGTTCGGCCTGGAACCGTATAAGATTTGGCTGAACGTGTTTTCCCTGCTTTATGGCAATAGCGGGAAGATGGCTCCCGACGAGGCGCTTGCCAGCGCGCTGGGCGCGATTCCCATGGAGAAGTGGCCGGAGATTATGGCGGGAAGTGTGATGAAGCATTTCTGGGAGTATGTGAAACAGCACGAGACGCTGGGCCCCGTGTGGGAAGGGAAGATGAAGGAGTTTGAGGAAGAGGCGAAATTCGCCGAAGCCGGGGAGAAGGCCGCGGAACTGGATAAGCGCCGGTGGGAGTTTTTTGTAGCGAATGGCGCGGAGTTCCTGGAGAAGTACGGGCAGGTGAAGGTGTACCGCCTTATTGGCAAGTTCATGGAACGGGTGGTGGAGCAGATTGACCGTTACCGGAAGGACCGGACGCTGGGCCGCATCCGCCGCGTGGTGGCGTCCGTGGCTCCGCGGACGAATCCGAAGGGGAAGCCCATGCTGGGGAAGATGGATGCGGAAGCGCACCGGAGGCTGGAGAAGTGCATGCGCCTGCTGGAGATGACCGAGAGCCAGTACGACGAGTTTTTCCAGAAGAATTTTCCGGAGGATGCCGAAGAGGGGAAGAGGTGGGAGGACCTGGCCCCCGATGCGTTGGTCCAGGTGACGCTGCCCGATGCGGACGGGAAGCTGGAAGAAGTGGCCGTGACGCAGCGGGAGTTTGAGATTTACGCCTGTTACGAGCGGATGGACGTGAATACCGCGGAGAAGTGCGGCGCTGCCCTGGGCGAGTTTGTTTCCACATCCCGCCATGCCTGGGAGAATGCGGCGGAGAAGAAGAAGCTGGAGGTTGCCGCCATGGCCGCCCCCGTGCTGCAGGCCACCGGGGAATTGGATGATAACAGGATGGCGAAGTTCCGCCGGAAGGCACGGCTGCGGGCCCTGCCTAAGAAGCCCCTTTCCCTGTTTGATTACCTGATGAATTTTAACCAGTACATGCAGGCGCTTTCTTCTGTGGAGCCGTTCGCCGCGATTGCTGCCCAGTTTGAGGAACGGGCGGCGCGGTTCAACGTGCAGCGGCAGGCGAGCGAGAAGGATATGCTGGGGTTTGTGCACAATACCGTGGCGGAGATTGCGGAATCCGCGGACAGGTACGATATTGCCGAGTGGATTTATGAGGGGCGCGTGAAGCAGGATACGGGGATTACCGTTGTGGAGCGGGAGCCGGATTGGAAGAAGAAGGCGAACGCCCTATACCGGGAACGTTTTCTTCACCTGCTGCGCCGGAAGGTGAAGTCCCACGGGCTGGAAGCGGTGCAGCTTTATTTGAGGGAGTTTAAGCTTTCCGAGGGGTTGAAGAAGGAGGTGAATGCCTTGTTCGGGCACCGCCGCAAGGAGATTACGGCCAAGCAGGCGGAGAAGGCGTTGAAACACATGGAGAGTGTGTTTACGCAGAAGGAGTGGGAGCGGTACGGGGACCAGGAGGCATTTGTGAGGGAGCGGGCGGAGATGCTGCGCTCCAGGACGAAGTATGCCAAGGAGGGGTATGAGCCGAAGAGCTACCGTCTGGATGGCCTTTCCCGGATGGAGGCGGCGTATCTGGTGCTGCTGTCCGAGCAGGCGGATTATACCGAGGCCCTGGCGGAACGCGGGTTTGACGCGGAGGTGATGGACCGGCTGCGCGAGTTTGCCGGTGACGAGGTGATGCGGTTTGCCTACCAGTTGAGGGAGAAGTTGAATGAGCGCAGCGGGCAGGTGCAGGAGATGACCGAGAAGCGCTACGGCACGCCGTTCCCCCTGACGGAGAATTATTTCCGGGCGTTTTTTGACGTGACGATGGAGGCGATTGACAAGTCGATTGCCGATGCGGCGTCTTACGGGGAGGCGGCCACGGGCGGGAAGTACGGGATGATTCACGCCCGCCGGAAGCATCAGGCCCACCTGGATTTGGAGATGGACGTTTGCACGGCGTTCATGGCAGCCATGACCGAGCAGGATCTTTACCTGTACGGTTCCGAGATCAGCCGCGACCTGCGGGCCCTGCTGAATTTCAGGGGAGAAGCCGGAGAGGCTGGCCGGAGTTTGGAGGTGCTGCTGGGGCGTGATGCCGTGGGCAAGCTGATGGCCTGGGCGGATGCGTTTGACCGGGCCGGGGCGGAGAGCATCCGCGGGCACCTGGATATGAACCGCCTGATGAACCGGCTTTCCGGAGCGGCGGCGCGGGTGCTTCTTTCCGGGCGCGTGGGGACGCTGACCAAGCAGGCGACGACGGTGATTAATGCGATGTATGCCAGCGACGAGATCAATCTTGCCGAGTGGCTGGGAGCCGTCCGCCGGTATCACGCTGGAAAGCTGGTGAAGCCTGTGAGCGAGATAGAGGCCCTGCCGGAGCTGGACAGCCGCGACAAGACGCAGTTCAGCGCCACGCTGGCCGCCATGGGCGCCGACGAGGCCGGACGCCAGGTGTCCCGCCTGGAACGCTGGAACCGGGAGGGGATGGATTTGCTGGAACGGGTGGATATGAAGGGGAATGCTATTTCCGCGGCTATCCTGTATGATGCGGTTTACCGGAAGGCGAAGCGTGAGACGCCTGATGCCACGGAGGCCGAGCTTGACGCGGTGGCTATGGCGGAGGTGCGGCGCTCCCTGTCCCGCAAGGGGCAGCCGATGACTCCATTACAGAAGTCCCTGGCCGCGCAGACCCGGACCTGGATGCAGGCGGGCATGTTGTTCCTGGGCGGCGAGTCCATCAATACGATCGGCAATGTGTTTTCCCTGGCCCGCAGCGGGCAATGGGGGAAGGCCGGGCTGATGTGGGTTTCTCACGGGATGGTGCTTGCGATCCTGAACGGGCTGCTGAATTTCATGACCGACGACGAGAAGCGCCGCCGGAAGCGGGAGTGGTGGCATGCCCTGTTTGATGTGGTGATGGGGCCCGTGATGGGGATTCCTGTTGTGAGCGGGCTGGCCGGTGAAGGAGTGAGGCAGCTTGCGAAGCTGTGCGGGTATAATGCCTTCATGCCGGGGAATAATTTGCTGGTGCCGTTTTCCAATGCCGCGGATATAGGAAAGGCGTTTTCCAACGCCTGGAAGGTGTTTGACGGCAAGGAGCGCCCCTGGGAGGATGATGCTCTTTCCTTCCACGAGCTTTTACGCACTGCGGCGGCGGGAACGGTGGCGTTTTCTCCGCGGACGACCAAGGGGGGAGCCGCCGCGGTAGGGGCTGCCCTGACGATGGCGGCGTTGTTGAACGTGACGGAGTTTGCGTTAAAGACAGTCCGGAGCGTGCAGGAGAACGGCGTGGATTGGGATAAGTGGACCGGGAACCGGAAGTAACTAAAGCCTTTTATCTAATAAATAGAAAAATGTTCTCCCTCCTGAGAAAAGACACATTCCATAGTTTAGTATTGCAAGCCATCCAATAAATAGAAGCAAGGCAATGATAAAACAAGCCAGTGATTTTTCAGGATACTCTTCTTTGTAAAATTTGATTCCTTTTTTTATTGTGTTAGTAATATATTTAATAACATATAAAATAAATACTCCTAAACAGACAGATAACCAAGCTGATTCAAACCAATCATGACTGCGAGCATGTCCTTGATAACCAAAAAAATAAAGAGCCATTAATGGGAAAAATAATAATTCTCCCAAGACAAAAAGAGTGATTTTTATTTTTTTTACATTGACCCTGTTACTCTCTGATTTTTTACTGTTCAAAGATAAGTTTTTTTTGTCTGAATACCCTCCCCAAAACAATTTTATGATGCCTCTTTGAATCAGAAAAGTAGGCAATAAGACAAGGATCAAAACTCCCATGAAATCCAGAAAAGCAAGTGCTTGTATATCATAACGAAACTGGCCAAAAAGAGAACCAGAGTGCATAGGGAGGGTTTTAAAGCTGGTCGCTGTGTGAAAAATAGCCCAGAAAATACATACCAAAAGCCATGCAATAATAAAGAGTCCAGATGATGCGAAACAACCAAGTTTCTTTTTTTCTTCTGAAGCAGGATTGTTCATAGACATGCCCAAACACTATTCATTTTTTGAGCAAAGAACAACAAAAAAGCCCCTGACCCGAAAGCCGAGGACGAACAGGAGCACTTTTCTGAAGAAGATGCTAATGGATGCAGTATAAATGACAACAAAAACCGCCTGCGTTTTACAACGCAGATAGCAACAGAAATAAGAATAAAAATAAATTATAAATCAAGGAAGTTAGATACTTCTTCAATGCGTTTTTTATTGGCCCATTCTAGCACAACAGATTCAACCCAAGGATCTGCATATGAAGAGCCAGCCATTTTTGCCGCCAAACCTGCATATTTAATTATATCTAATGGAACTGCTATTTTAGAGACTTCGGTCTTATAATAATCACTTGCCATATTTTCATCTTCAAAGAACTTTGCTCCACCCATAAAAGCAATAGAACTAATATCTATACCTTTTTCATCCATGTAAGAACGAATTGTTTTTTTTATGATTTCCCGCAACATTTCTTCGACATCTGGAAAAGAATCAGCATATAGGTATATAATGTCATCATAACCCCATGAAGTATCTGTTTTTTTATTAATAGAAAGTATATTCAAATCTTTTAAGCGAGCATGGGTATTTTCTTTTATAAACAAGATACTATATTTTATATCGCTGAGCTCTTGTTTTTTAGGGACGGGATCAAAGTTAGGATTTGAAATTATCAAGCGATGGTTAGAAGGTAAGCAACAATTTATATCCTCTCCGTCTTCGTATTCCGCTTGTAGGGCTTCAATTTTTTCTTGGTTTTCTTCTGATATGGGCCTAGTGCCATACAAAAAGTTTTTTACTGTGGTTTCAGATTTTTCTATCCAACTCGCAAGCCAACGCATAGAAAGCCCACGCCTTTTCATCCAATCCCGGAGAGCAAGTTTGTACTCGTACTGCGGATCATCTTTGAGTGCCATAAAATGATAAAGTGGGATTTTGTGAGATATGTCAAGGTATATTCATTTAAAAAATTAGTATGACAAATTATCTGATATCCCTAGAAAGGATATTGTAGTAACTCATGGATATATGGAATACATATCTTCGCTACAGCTAGCAAAAACGATGAGAGTATCAAAGAATACTGTTTCTCAATGGAGAAAAGAGGGGCTTCCTTGCATCTACATAGGGAAAGTCTTAGAGCCTCGGCGAGGCTCTCGCCCCCGTTACGATCTTGCACGGGTGAAAGCGTGGTTGGAAGAACGGAGTAAGAAAAGAACTTCTGTGGCTTGAGCAAGCCACCCGTGACATGCGGCCCATGTCGAAAACAAAAGCGGCCACCTGTTGGAGCAGGTGACCACCAATAACGGGCATAAGCCCAATCAATTAAAACATATGACTACTAGCATAGTAAATGGAAGTCCGCAAGGCGAAAATGCCTTGATGCCGCAGAACGGTGTTGTACCGTTCCAGAACGAAACCCTGAATTGCACGGTCCGCGCCGTGGTGAAGGACGGGGAACCCTGGTTTGTCGCAAAGGATGTTTGTGATGCACTTAGCATTGCAGACTCTAAATCATCTCTTCGCTTTTTAGAAGATGATGAAAAGGGGGTGCACAGTATGCACACCCTTGGCGGGACCCAGCAAGTATCAATCATCAACGAATCCGGACTCTACTCTCTGATTCTCCGCTCCCGCAAGCCGGAGGCGAAGAAGTTCAAGAAGTGGGTGACCGCCGAAGTCCTCCCCTCCATCCGGAAGCACGGCATGTACGCCACTGGGGAGAAACTGATGGAACTGCTCGCCCAACCGGAGAACGCTATCAAGGTGTTCCGAGCACTCAAGGACGAGCAAGACAGAAGAAAGGAGCTGGAAGCAAAGGTGGAAGAAAATGCTCCCAAGGTGTTATTCTGCGAAGCCGTCCAAGCTTCCAGTAATTCCGTTCTCGTCGGTGAACTTGCCAAGATCCTGCGCCAGAATGGAGTGCCTACTGGACAGAACCGCCTGTTCGCTCAGCTACGGGAGGAAGGGTATCTCGGCAAAGTGGGAGAGAACTACAACCTGCCCACTCAACGTTCCATGGATATGGGGTTATTCGAGATCAAAAAGTGGTCTTTTACCGATCCCAATGGCGTGAACGTCGTTAAGCGTACCACGAAAGTGACCGGCAAAGGACAAGTGTACTTTGTCACCAAGTTCTTAGGGCGTCCCGCAGAAGCGGTGTAGTTACCATTTCCCCCGTTTCTTTCTGGAAGCGGGGGATTTTTACTGCCCTCGGTATGGCATAGCCGTATGCAGATGCAACGTAGCGTCAAGCCATTCTTCAGTCGTGAGTCCCCGTCTTGCCGCCTCAATCTGGATAAGCCGGTAACGCTCGTTGGAGACCCTGATATGAACGTCTGTTTCGTGATACACCTTGGCGTAATGGCTGTCGATGAGAGTATCCAGCAACCGTTGCTTGTCGGGGGGGATGGGAACCGTAGACAGCCATTTGTCTATCATACCCTTTTTGACAGCGCATCGCTCCGCCAGTTCTTCCCGAGTCATGCGGGTGTCCCGCAAGAAAACCCTGATTTTAGCCTTGAGGTCATCCATGCGTGCATTTTTCGCATACAGGAAATCTTGGCAAGGCTTTTCTTGGATATTTTCGTCAACAAGAAATATTTATTGACTTTTGTTAGAGATGGAGGAAAAAATGTTTTCGCAATCCAATAAAAAACCAAGTTATGAAAGCAATTTACCCATACCCTGCCGCAAGCCTACTTTGTAGGTTTCCCGTATTCTTCCGTGTCTTCAGCAACCCTGGAAGTAGGTTCTTCCAGATTGTCGAGATATGTGGTCTGCAATTCCCCTTGGTTGAAAGACAAAGCCTTTATGGCTTTTTTTCTACCCTCTTCGGTGGTGACATACCATTCAACAAGTTTCGAGATAAAAGCATTCGGGGTCATTCCTTGCTGCAGAGCCTCCTGCGCAATTTTCTCTTGGAGTTCCGGGGTGAAGTTAACAAACAGTTTTCCCAAGTCAGGAATATTTTTCAAATCCTGAAGAGGCTGATTATTCCGGCTCTCCTTCATGAGATTCTCAATAATATCTTGTTTTGCCAAGGGAATAGATTTTCCAGCAGACAGCCATCCATCAACTGTTTTTTTGGACGAATGAGTTTTTTCAGCAAGCCAAAAGCGATCTTTGTCGGTTGCTTTTAACCACTCTTTGATTCGTTCGGGAAAAGTCATGGATTAACATTACTCACTATTGAGCAATAATCAAGAGTTTTTTCAGAAAAATATTTGCACTATTGAGTAATTTATGCTTGAAATGTACTCACTGGTGAGTAAATATGAACCTATCAACCAACCACAACAATGACAAAACAACCCGCCATGGAAACCGACATTTTCGAGCTAAGCGAAAAGGCGCGTACAGGTCTACTCGTCTTGTCCGCCCAAGGAGATATTTCTCCTACGCTTGCCATTCAGCGCCTCGTGGAGGCCGCCGCCGATGATGACTTCGCCTTTATCAGAGTCATCTTGTCCACCAACCCCGAACCCAAGAAGCCCGCGGCCTAATGGAAGACGCCCTGATTGATGAATTTATCCGGCTCGGTTGGCACGAGCTTTAACAATGAAGATACTATGACCTACCCTGAAACAGAATTTTACGACTGCAAGACTCTTGCTCTCCTGTACGATTCCGACCGGGATGTGATCAAGAAGACCGTCCATGAGTTGAAGGACAAGGGGCATGTGATCGAGGTCCTGTACTGGGGCAAGCAGGGCAAGATGAAGGTGCACGGCAAGCAGTTCCGAAGAGCACTCCTGCGGGAATACGGAGAAGGAGGAATGAGCAAATGAAGGCGTTACTTCGAGCCTTGGCCATTGGTACATGCCGCCTGATTGCTGGCGGTGCCTGTGGTCTGCTCATTGCCGGTACAGCGTGGCTGGTCGTGGAAATGGACAACGACGAGCTCCAGGCTGGCAAGTCCCCGCATTCCGGGTTCACGCCCGACTGCCCGAAAGCTTTTGACGGCTTTGAAAAACCGTCCCGCTCCCCACGGACTGGGGAAAGCAATAACCATTAGATAATCAACATCATGAGTGAAGTAACTACACGGCAAATGCCCGGAGATGTCTTTTTTGAAGGACTTTCCGAAATCAACGAAGGGGCGCTCCTTACTGCCCTGGACACCAAGCTGACCAGCCTTGTTTCCGCTGTGCTGGAGACAGGCAACAACGGCACCCTGACCCTCAAACTGTCCTGCAAGCGTAAGGGCGGCATGAATCAGGTGGTCATTGAGCCGAAGGTCACGGCGTCCATCCCGGACCCGACGATTGCCCCGCGCATCATGTTTGCCGACACCTCCGGCGCCCTGCATACGGACGACCCCGCCCAGGGAAAACTGGATCTGGATGCCCCTGTGAAGGTGACATTCCCGGCTCCTGCCGCCGCCGATGCTGATGCCGGGATGCCCGCCAAGGTATCCAAGCGCGCCTAAGCCCTCCAACAACCCCGCAATTACATAACAATAAACATCATAGATTAAATAATATGGAAAACGTCAATAAAGAAACTTTGGCAGCCGTCCGCGTGCAGGAAGTAGCGAATGGCCGTGCCGCCATCGTACCGGATGGATATACCCTGCATCATCTGGATTGCATGCACAACACGCCCCCGCGCAAGGCAGGGAGAGTCCAACTGCTGGACCTGGAAACGCTGGTAGATCACGTGAAGGCAGAAGACTACGAGAATGACGTCAAGAGCGTGATCTATGTGTCTGATAGCAAAGTGGATGCAGTCTTTAACTATCACTCCAAAGATGGCCTTGGCTGGGGAGATCATACCGCTGTTATGCGCCTCTGCAAAACCGTGGAATGGAAAAATTGGAATAGATTCTCCGGGGAACCGATGCCCCAGAAAGCTTTTGTGGAATTTATTGAGGAGAATTGCAAAGACATCACTTCCCCCTCTCCTTCTGAAATGCTGACGCTGGTGAGCAAATTTGAAATGGGGCGTAAGGTATCGTTCAAATCTGCCTATCGCATCTCTGACGGAGAAACGAAGTTGGAATACAACGAAACGGTAAATTCCAAGAGCGGGGAGCTGAATATTCCCACGGAGTTCACCATTGCCATTCCCGTTATCGAAGGAGCCGAGGAAGATACCACCTATGAAATCAAGGTTCGCCTCCGCGTCCGCCTGAATGATGGTCAGTTGAACTTTGTATATCAAATGATTCGCGCCGACATTCCGGAACGCAACGCGATTAAGGATATTGCCGATAAGCTGGCGAAGGCTCTCCCGGAAAACCGAATTCACCGCGGGGACGTGCACATGTGCACGAAGTCGATGTTCACTGGAGAGATCGACCGATAAGAATGAGTTGGCCGGGGCCAGCGCCAACTGGTCCCCGGCCTGTTACGAATGCAACCTACAAAATTACAATTAGTAACGAGTTATGAATACACCAAGTGAAGCCACGCGGCAAGAGAAAGTAATGGCTCCCTCCAAGTCCACCGAGCTGGCCGTCAGCCTGGACAATCTGGCCCTGGAAGCCCAGCAGGCATTGAGCTGCAAAGGCAGCTTTGAAAAGGCCATCAACATGGGCATTGCCATGAACCGGCTGCGCGACGCCCTGACTCCCCCCATCATGGAATCCATCATGAAGCTGAAAGGCTCCCAGCTCGGCTTCCGCACCGATGAATGCCAGCCGACACAGTACAAGGAGGGCATTTCCTATAACGTTGATGCGGTCAGGGAATGCCTGATTGTAGCCACCTGCATGGGGCTTTCTCCAGTAGGCAATCAGTGGAACATCCTTGCCGGTCGCACGTATGTGACCAAGGAAGGCATGACCTACCTACTGAAAAATCTGGATGGCCTGACCAACTTGAAAATGGTCTATCATCCCGCCGAAATCAAAGAGTCTTCCACTTCCGGCATCAGCAAGCAGGGTAAAGAGTACCAGAAGATTGAGCGGGAAGGATTGGTGAGAGTAGATATGAGCTGGGAGTTCAAAGGAGTTCCGGATTCCGAGACTCTTGAGTTCTGTATCCGCGTGAATAACGGAATGACCCAGGATGCCATCATCGGCAAGGCGGAACGCAAGGCCAAGGCTTGGCTTTATTCCCACCTGACCGACACGATTATTTCCGATGGTGAGGTGGAAGACGGACGAGAAATGCGTAATGCCACTCCGGAACCCGGAACGCAGAAGCCGAAGGTCGGTAATCCTCTTGCGGGTGCTGCTGTACCTCCGCCAGTGGCGGCGGCTCCCAAGCAGGAAGAAAAGCCTCTTGAGCCGGAAGTGGTTTCCTCTCCCCCTCCTGCCACCGATGATTTGAAGTTGGAACCGGAATCTGCCGTGAGCTTGGCAGACCTGGAAAAGCTGCTGCAAGACCATGGAGTGAGCATGCCCCAGGTGGTGAAGTTCTGTCAGAGCCGGCAGATTTACTACGTGCAGGGAGTCAGCCGGGAAGAGACGTTCCCGCCCAAGACGCTGGAATGGCTGGTAGCGAATTTCAACCAGGTGGTTGCCTGGGTGGGAGCCTCCGGGAAGTAAGAGCACAAGATAGAAAGGGCATTTAACCATGAATGTTTTAGATTTATCGAGTTTTGCGGCTTCCGGCGTGGCCTATGGACGGGTGGATAACCCCCAGGCGTACCACGATTCCAAGAAGGGCATTCCCCATTGCGTTTCCAAGTCCATGCTGATGGATTTCGCAAAAAATCCATTCAAGTGGAAGTACCGGCAGGATGAAGGGATTGAGAAGGTTTCCCTGGGGTTCCGCTTCGGTTCCCTGGTGGATTGTCTGGCCCTGACTCCGGAGCAGTTCCAGAATCAGTATCTCGTGGAAGAGTGGCTGCCGGGTGTGAACAAGAACGGCTCCGTGTCCAAGACAAAGCAGGACGACGAGCAAGCAGCTCGCTGGGCGGCGTTTGCCGACCGTGGGGGAGCCGTCCTGACTCCGGAGGAATACGCCGAAGCACAGCAAGCCATGGGGATTTTCAACGGCTATTTGAAGACGGAACACGGTTTGGTGCTGGGGGAATCGTTTGAATCCCAGGTGGCGATGTACAAGACGCTGCTCATTGAGTACGCACCGGACAAGCCGCCGGTTCCTATCACGATCACGGGCATGATTGACATTCTGCCCCACGATACCGATTTGCCGATCATCGACATGAAGACGACCTCCACGCCCGTGGAAGATTCCGGCCTGATTGACAGGGACATGGCCCGCTACGGGTACGGCTGGCAGGCTGCCTTGTACTGCGATTTGTATGAGGCGATCTTTGGCATACGCCGTGATTTCATGTTCGAATTTATGGAGTCTGTGGCCCCTTACTGCATTTCGGAAGTTCGGATGGACCAGGAGGCCCTGGAGCATTACCGGGGGCAGTATATGGCCGCCCTGCGCCAGTACGCCGAGTGCGTGGCGACGGGGATTTATCCGGGGGCCGTGGCCCTGCCGCGGTATTACCGCATCCCGCGGTGGGAGCTCAAGAAGGAATGGGAAGGAGGTGCAGCATGATGACCACGCTGACCATTACCTTGCCTCACACACCGCGCTGCCTGTCTCCTAACGCCAAGGCCCCTCTCACGCAGAGGGGGGCCATTGTGGCCGGCTACAAGAAGACGGCAGCCAAGCGCCGCGCCCGGAACATAGCCTGGGGCCGAACCTACGAAGCCCTGAATGGCCGCAGGATGGTCCCCACGCATTACCGGGTGATCTGGTACTACAAGGGTAATAAGCCGGATGCGGATAATTGTCTTGCCCGCTGCAAGGCGTATCTGGACGGGGCGTGCAAGGCTATGGGGATTGACGACCGGACACTGGACTGCGCCGGGATTGACCGCGTGCATGACCTGGACCGGGCCGGACAGGTGGAAATCGTGTTTGAAAGGAGGGAACAATGAAAATGACTCCTGGACAGAAGGCTTTTTTTGAGTACGGGAAAGCGATTGCAAACTTATCTTTCGCACGGGATTTTTTACGCCTTAACTCATGGGAATTAGAGAAATATGAAGACACTGTTTCAAAGAAGGAGGAAGTGTGCAGGAGGACCTGCGGACAATGCGCCCACTTCTCTCCTGAAGAATGGGGCCTTGGAAAAGACGGGTGTTTGAAACGCCATTGTGGGGTAAAAAGCGATCGCTGTGCAGCAGGTTGTCTGTATTGGGAGCCGAGAAAGGAGGGGGAATGAACACCTTTAACACTGCCAAAACCGAGAAAACAACCAACGTCTGGCTCACTCCGCGCTACGTATTGGATCTGCTGGGACATTTTGATGTGGACCCCTGCGCCGCTACCGTGCGCCCGTGGGATTGTGCCAGCGTCAACTACACGGAGGCTGATAACGGCCTTCTGATGCCATGGGAGGGGCGCGTATGGCTTAACCCTCCCTACGGTAATGAGGCCGAGGCGTTCATGGAGCGTATGAGTAACCATGTCGGCGGAGGTCTGGCACTCATTTTCATGAGGTCAGACACGCGCTGGTTCCAGCGGTGTGTGTTGTCCCGCGCCCGGTATCTGTTCTTGTGGCGGGGCCGCATCCGCTTTTGCCGCCCAGATGGCGAGACTCCCGGAAATCAGCCCAACGCGCCGAGTTGCCTTGTGGCGTGGGATAATACCGAGGCACCCCTGCTGTACACGCTGCAGAATCAGGGGCATGGAAAGGTGGCTGTGTTATGAAACCCTCCATATTTAGCATCCAGGCCGCGGAGAGTAAGAAACAGGAAAATTGAAATTATGCTTAAAGGGTATGGAATACATTAATATACCACTCTACGTTATCCGGTCCAATGAGTACATCGGCGCCGATCCCACCCAGCGGGCCACCTGGCTTTCCCTGGTGGCCTGGTCCTGTGACCAGGAGAACATGGGGCGCATTGCCGGGGCCCGGTCCTGGGGAGACCGCCGCTGGATGCAGTCTTGCGGGGTCATGGCCTCCGAGGTGGCCGAGTCCTGCGGCCTTTTCCGCTGGGACGGGGACGACCTTGTCATTTCTTTTTACCCTGCCGACGCTCAAAGAGAGATTGAGCGCAAAAGGGAAATCGCACGTGCCAACGGACGGAAGGGAGGCCGGAAACCAAGCTCGGAACCTATTCCGGAAACCAACGTTGGTTCCAACGTAGGAAACCAACCTCGGATAGCAAATGAAGCTCCGTCGGAAAGCGAAAAGAAAGGAAAAGAAAAGAAAGGGAATATAGGGGGAGAAACTACTACGGTGGACGATACACCGGAGGAAGAACCGCCCGCTGCTCCTGTTCTGCCTGCCCCTTCTTTTCCGGATCGGGAACGATTGAACGATGTCCGGGGGATGCGCTGCGCCGACAATCACGCGGACCTGGGGGCTTCTCCAGGTGCCGCACGATTTATCGCTGCCACCCTTGAAATCAACCCGTCCTGGGGTCGGACGATACCAACCGCCATTGAGACGGCAGCCGCGCTTGAGGCGTACCAGTCCGCACAGGGGCGGGTTACTCCGCGGGACATGGAGATGCTGCGGGCCTACTACGCTTCCGGGCTGACGCATGACCGGAGCAACAAGGCTTTTTGGCGGCCAGACAGCCGCAAGAAGTTCTGGGAGTGCTTCGGAGACGTTTTGACGCACGCCGATAGGTGGGCGAAGGAAACGCGCTGGAAGTCCGCAGCCGCTCGCAAGAAGCCGAAGCCCGAACCGGCGCCGCAGCAGCCGGAAGGGCCCGTCGTGGACACCGATACAGCAGCCGCGGAAATCCGGGAATTGAGAAAAGAAATGGGATTGGGAGGTGAGGCATGACCACAGAACATAAAAATCTACTGCGAAATATTATCCATCGGAAGGTCAGTCCGTCCCAGTTGCTTATCCTGATGGAAGTCCGCGACCATCCAGGCAGAATGTCACGGGAGATTGCCACCAGATGCCACTTGGATGCCAGCAATGTGTCCCACCGCCTGGATTATCTGGTTCAGGCTGGCGACGTGATCAGAACCGGCACACGGCCTTGCGTGTTTTATATCAGCAGGCAGGGGCGTGATTTTTTGGAGAGTTTCGAGGACTCAAAATCAGCAGGTTGATGCTATCGGCAAGAAACGTTGACACTCGGCAACTCGACACGCCGAAAAACAGGAGGGTAAAATATTGGTATGAAGAGAGAGGGTAACAAATCCAGGACGACGGAGAAGAAGAAGGAGTTTGCAAGGCTCCTGGTTGACGGAAGATTGTCCAAGGCGGACGCATACCGTAAGGCATACAAACGCAAGGACATGAGCAATGAGGCGGCAAGTAAGGCGGCTTCTCGTTTGTCCAAAGATGCTGAAATTGTGCGAATGATTGACGAATTAAACGCCCAGTTGAATAAATCCGCCGTGCTGACCAAGCAGGAACGCATGGAATGGCTTTCCCGTGTTGTGACAACTCCCATCGGTGAAATTGACAACACGTCAGAGCTTTGCCAGGAGTCTTCCATTGATGAAAATGGCATGAAATTCAAGATGCCATCGAAAATTGCAGCCATTGCCGAGCTGAACAAGATGGATGGAGCCTATGCACCGGAGAAGATGGAAGTAGATGCAGGAGAGAACTTTATGAGTCTTCTTGCCGCGCTCCCGTATGACCCTCCCGTAAAGTCCGGCAAAAAGTAGTGACACTCGGCAACTTGAGATTTTTCCGGGTTTGCCTCATGAAGGAGGCATGCTTAATTTTCTGGGGATTACACGCCATTTGTCCACGACAGCCGGCTATGCCAAGCGCATAGGCTGGCTTTTGCACGAGGACGTGACGCAATCTCCGTTCCCGGTAACTGGCGTTTCTTTCACGGGCGCGGTGAAGACCGAACAGGGAGATTTGCCAATCGCCATTACCCACGGGGAACAGGAGAATTACCTGGAGCTTACTTTTCCCGCCCTGCCTATTGGGCGCTGGCCGTATGCCATCCACGCCCAGGACGAATCCGGAGAGGATTTACGGCTATTTGCGGGTTACATCGGTGCCGTGGAGTCGGTCCCCCCCATTGAGGCTTCCACGGTATACGATATTCCGGTGATGGGCATTGCGATTCCTATCGAGGCAGGCAAGACCATCAAGGCGCAGTGGCTTTCCAACACGGCGGCTTCCCTCGCCGCCCAGCAGGCGCAGCAGGATGCTTCCAGTACCCGCACGGACGCGGACACAGCGAGTCAGGCAGCCGCAACGGCAACCGGAGCAGCCACTACCGCCGTGGAACGGGCTAAGGAGGCGGAAGGCTATGCCGGCGCCGCTCAAGCCTCCAAGGTGGCGGCTTCTAATTCCGAGACGGCGGCCAATACGTCCGCCGCTGATGCGGCCCACGATGCCAGGAGCGCCAATGACGCCAAGACGGCTGTGGAAGGGATTGTTTCAGATTTTACGCAGACGGTCAGCAACGGGGAACAGACGATTAGCGCGGCCAAAGAGGAAGCTGTATCAGCCATACAAGCCAAGCAAGCTGATTCCGTTCTTGCTGTAGGGCGAGCGCAGAAAACCGCCACGGACAAGGTAGCCAGCGCACAAGGCGCTGCTGTCACAGCCGTGGAAACGGCAAAGACGGAAGCCGTGCAGGCAGTGCAGACGGCCCAGGCGGAAGCCATGGAGGCAATCACGCCCCTTGTCGAACAGGCTGAAACCGCCAAGGAGGAAGTAGACCAGGCAGAAGGCAGAATCAAGACGGCGGAAACCAATGCGGAAACCTCCGCCACTTCCGCGATCACTGCTGCCACTGCGGCCCAGCAGGCCCTTGCCGCCATCCCGCAGGTGGACGCGGCGGGCAACATGACACTTGCTGGGGGATTGACGACCGCTGGAACCCACAACGCCAATGGCGGCATCAATATCCCGCTGGCTGCCGGGGCTCCGACGGACACGATGGGCATCAACCGGGCTTACGCCCTCGGAATGGCCCACACGGTAATGATGCACCAGGCACGCACCTATTGGCTTACGTCCTCCTGTACGGCTACCAATGGCGTGACGATCAATCATGTTGCCCCAGGATGTTATTGTGAGGCCGTCTTGGCAGCCAATATCCGGACATCCGTCAAACTGCCGTCTGCTGGTGCGCTCGGGGGCGGCAATTATAGCAAGATAGCGGGGTATTCTTTGCCCATTAAATTTAGTGGGGGGTCTGATGGGAGCGCATTTAAGCTTTCCATGCTTATCGGGGGATCTGGACAATTCAGCGAGTATCCGGATGCGGGCATAGATGATTTTCGGCTCCGCCCTGTGGTCGGCAGTGTGCCGGATATAACGCGGCTGGTTGATGTGACTCTCTATTATGATAATGGCTACAAGGCCCGCGTGCGCGAGCTGATTGGCATCGGCATTCCCAAGAGATATGTGGTACGAACGACGTTATCCGATCTGAATTACGACAGCAACAGCAATCCATGCTCAGCCACCTATCGAGTTGTCATTGCTCAATCCGAAATTGGCCACGGAGACGCCTTGGCCGCCGGAGTGTGGCTGATGATGGGGGGGCTGTCCAATGATACGATTATCAAGCTGGCAGACATCAGGCGCTGGGATACCTATCATGTGCTCTATGCCCCTGTTATTTATCTTGACGCACAGGCGGGTCTCTATGGGGGGGTGATCAGCGCAGAGTCTCCAACAATCATTAACGGTGTAGGTGGTAATACCTATGTGCGTTTCGGATTGGAACCCTATCAAAAATCCTGGATTACCACAGAGACGGAAGTTCCCTATACCGATGAACAACCGACGTAATTATGAATAACGCAGAAATACAGATACAGTTTCCTGCTCCTGGTCAGTGGGACAAATTCACGCTTACTGCGGTGTACCGGGACGCGGAGGGGTACACACATACGGACCGTTACACCCAGGACGATATTCCCGCTGACCAAGCCCCGGCCATGCAGGCTGTAGTTGCCGCGCTGGTGGGCATGGGCGAGGACTGGCAAGCCTCCCGGGTATGGGCATGGCTGGGTGTGAAGCGCGCTCCTGCGGAGAGCAACAGCATATACCTTCTTGCCGTGGAATTGTTCGTTGAGGCTTTCAATGCGCAGGGCGGCCGCAGAATTTTCACGGCCCGCGATTACCCTGAATTTATGGTTGCTGACCACGCCGCCGTGGCATTTTTCAAACACTTCACTAAACAATAACATAATCATATGACTACTAATAATCAATGCAATCACGCCTTGGAAATTGCCAAGGAGATGTACATGACCTACCAAAAAGAGCAGAAAGAAGCCTGGCTTGTGTGGGACGGTCTAAAAGCCGACCAGCGGAACGGATGGCTCGCTGTCGCTGAACAAGCTCTCCCCATCATCGGCAAGCACGCCCTGGGGGATGTCCGGGATTACCTCACAGGACAGGCCAAAACCTCCACCGGCTGGTGGAAAAAGGCCCTGTATGCAGCCGGAGCGGTTGCCGCTGGTGCCGTCCTTGGCGGCTTGGGAATGTCCCTGTCCGGCTGCGGGCATAACGTGGACATTACCCCGGACCGCACGGAGGTCTGCAAGGACGGCTCCTGCCTGGTGCTGGAGCCGGGCCACCTGTCCTACAGCCAGGCCCAGCCCACCACTGACGTGCCGCCCGTAGTTCAAGCCACCAAGAAATAAGACCATGTGTGATTTTGTAGACAAGCGGCTGGAAACCCTCCGCAAGTACAAGGACATCATCATGATGTTCGGCGGAGTCATGGCCGCCGTCTACATCTACACGGACTTCAAGGCGGTGGTCCGGGAACAGGCGGAAACCTCGGCCAAGACCGCCGAAATACTCCGCACAATGGACCTCCGCCTTTCCAACCTTGAACACCAGACAAACAAATGAACCAGCTGCCAAGGAATCCTCGGAAGTTCTAACCAATTCTAACAAAATTAAGTTATAACTCACATGAACACCATTGAAAGAAACATGGCTGCGGCCATCCTCCGCTTTGAAGACAGCCGCGTAACCGGGCCGGCCTCCCTGCGCGTCTCCCGTCTTCCCGCCGCTGACAAGGGCGGTAAGTGGGAAATTTGCGGCATTTGCGACGGCATTGAACCCGCCGTATTCAGCCGCCTGAAAAAACTGCTTGACGCCGGAAAACGTGAAGAAGCCTGGGAGGGCTGTCTTCAGTACGTCCTGGACAATACCGCCGCCGTCCGCGCCTGGATTGGTTCCGATGCCCACCCGGCTACGGAATTCATCCTGCGGGACCATTATTTCAATTCCGGTAGCAAGAACACCGGGAAGATACTTCAGCGCGCGTTGAACATCCACGGCGCCGGGCTCACGGTGGACGGCATTGTTGGACCCAAGACCAGACAGGAGCTACAGGACCATTTGGCCGGCACGGATGAAGCGATATTCCTCATTGGCCTGCAGGAAAAGCGCAAGGCGTTTTATTGCTCCTGCAAGCAATTCTCCGTATTCGGCAAGGGCTGGCTGCGCCGTTGTGATGACGCCTACAATGTTTCCCGCTCCCTGATTTAATCTCTCAACCAGTAAATTACCATGGGATCCATTTTCAAACCCAAAGTCACTCAAGCCCCGGCACCCCCGGCGGTGGAAGAACCTATCAATCCGGCTGCCACGGAGAAGTCCGTTTCCGACGCATCGGAGGACGTACAGACCAAGAGCAAGCGCAGATTGAAGCTGTCCGACACGGTGAATAATCCGAATCTGTCCGGCGGCCTGTCCACGCTGCGCAAAACCCTGGGATAACAGTCATGGAGGTACGCGATTACATTGCCTTGGCGGATAACCTGCGCACAGAACGCGCCGCCTTTGAGGGCGGCTGGGATGAAATGCGCCGCATCATCATGCCCAGAGCCACGGGCAATGCCCATCCAGACAGCGTACCGGACAACGGCGGCGGACTGGAGCACAGTGATGTTGCCAATAACAGCCTGAAAAAGCTGGCTTCCGCCCACCTGACGTACATCACGCCTTTGGACAGGCGATGGTTCACGCTGCGCCCCGTTGGCTACAAGAAGGATGGGAATCAGACCTTGAATGACTGGTACAACAAGGCCACGGAAGTGATGGAGCGGGAGCTTGCCGTTTCCAATTTCTATTCAGTCATGCACGAGGTATATCTGGACCGTTGCCTGACCGGGACCGGCTGCATGTTCTCCGAGATGAATCTCAACAAACAGCTGATTTTTAGGCACATCCCCACGGGCACTTATGCCATTGCAGAATCGGAGTCCGGAGACGTGGACACGTTGGTGCGCTGGTTCAGGCTGACAGCTCACCAGGCTGCACAGAAATGGGGAGAAGAAGCCCTGGGGGCCAAGGTACGGAGAGCCCTCAAGGATGCAAAGCGACGGTATACGGATTCTTTCGAGTTTGTTCAGTGCGTGCTTCCCAATCAGGCTGGCAGGCTGCTTTCCAATAATTTGCCAGCCAAGAAGAGGCCGTGGCAGGACGTGATTATTTCCCTGGACGACAAGAAGATTGTGTTTGAGAGTGGTTTTTACGAATTCCCGTTCCTGGTGACTCGCTTCCTGCGCTGGGGTGATAGTCCCTACGGGGTGAGTCCTGCGTGGTACGCACGGCGCACCATTCGCATGGCCATCGACATGGAGAAGATTCTGTACACGCTGGGACAGACGAAGGCTTACCCAAGGCTTTTCCTGCTGGCTTCACAGTACGGTGATGTAGACTTGCGCGCCGGCGGCCAAACCACCATTTCTGCCGAAGCGGCCAATCTCGGGCTCCCACGCGAATGGGGTACACAAGGGCAGTATGATATTGGACTGGAATACCTGCGCGGACTGTACGCCAAGATTGAAGAAGCTTTTTATGTACCCATGCTGGAAACAGTTTCCCGCATTGACCGCCAGATGACGGCCACGGAAGTAGCGGCCCGGGAAGCTGAAAAGGTGCTTGGATTTACCCCCTCTTTCACGTTATTCGTGAGCGATTTCCGGATGATGTGCCAGAGGATTATGGCATTGTTGTATCGCGCAGGCAAGCTGCCCGACCCGGTGCCAGGCGTGTTTGAGACCAACCGCCGGGGAGTCCCCACGCGTTTGGCTGTTCCACAGGTGCTGTTTATGGGCAAGATCGCCCAAGCGATTGCCCGGACGCAGACGGACGGCTTGATGACGGCCCTCGAATCCATCGGCACCCTATCCCAGATGACCGGACGGCCGGAGTTGCTGGATATTGTGAACCTCAACAAGGCCGGAGAGCTGATTTACGATTCCAAGGGCGCTCCGATGGAGTGTAAAGCGACAGAAGACGAAATGAAGGCCAAGGAAACTGATAGAAAACAGCAGCATGAAGCGGCCACGCAGGCTGCCCTTGCGGAACAGTCCTCCGTGGCAAACAGGAATAATGCCCAGGCGCAGGCTTTACAGACAGCATGAAGACGACAGAAGCAGAGTATGAGCAGAATATGAAGCACCGCAGAAGGATTTTCCGGGAAGCTTTCAGGAATCCGGAAGTCCTGGCGGAGCTGAAGAAACATTTCCAGACCGACCTTCCCTGTTTCCAGGGGGCGGCTGGATCCTACGACCCCCTTGACGCCATGCGCCGAGATGCCTACCGCGAGGTGATTTTGTTCATCGAAATGGTGGTAGGCAACAACAACGAACCAGAAGAAGAAACCACAGAGTAACCACTATGTCCTTATTCAGATTATACCACAACCGATTCCTCCGTGAAGAAGCCCCTGATAATGGAGGCGGAGGCGGCGGGAATCCTAACCCTCCCGCTGCGCCTGGCCGCCCCAGTCTGGCCGACCCCGTGCCGGATCCAAACACGGCTCCCGCCAATCCACCGGCTGACCCGCCTCCGGCAAATCCGGAGCCTGGGAAGACCGGACCTCCCGTCCAGGAGGATTACGTGCTGGCCTTTGACGAAACGTTCACTGGTGACGAGACGCTGCAGAATCTACTGACCGAAACCGGCAAGGCTCACGGGCTGCCCGTTGAGGGGCTTTCTGCGTTCATCAAGGATATGGACACCCGCATGGCGGCCAAGGCGGCCGAACAGCAGCAGGCCCATGAGGCAGCCATGAATGAGGCGTGGAGCAAGCTGGACAGCGAATGGGGCCGGGACAGTGACGCCCGCCAGATGCGAGCGGTTCAGATGGCGGGGCGTCTGTGCCGCATGGCCGGGGTCGAGCAGAGCGTGTTCAATGAGATGGGCATTGCCGATCATCCGGCCATGTACAAAATTCTGGATGCGGTAGGCAGGCTCCTGGATGAACCGGCTCTTCCTGTGCCACCTGGACGACAGGAGCAACAGGCCCGCGGCGAAGCCCAGCGCATGATGCACGACCCGGAACACCCGGATTACGCAGCCTTCCATAATTCCGACGATCCGCGCTTTGCTGAGGTAAGAACCAAGTACATGCGCCTGATGGGCGCGTAAAGTCAACCCGGCTTTTTACCTGCAAGCCCTGTTCCTGGTCTGGGAGCAGGGCTTTTTTAAGGCAGGAGTTCCGGCAGGGATTCCGCGGCAGAACGCAACTGGTCCGCGGAGGGGCGGATGTACACGCTATGAACGGCGGATGAATCATGACCCACCAGCTCCATAGCCAGCCCCTGGGAAACTCCGGAAGCCTGCAACAAGGTGGCGGCCGTCGCGCGGATGCTATGGAATGACTTGCTGTTCATCCTCCGTCGGCGGCCACCGGCAGCTCCGTGCACCACGCCGATGCCGTGCGTTCTCAATAACAACCCGAACTGGGCGGAAGCCCCATCCCCTAACGCAAGGAGCGGGGCATGAAGCAATGCGTCCGCCGGTTCCCCGGCTTCCTTCCAGCGGGCGAGCGCCCACTGGTAAAAGCCCTCCCTCATGGGCTGGTCCATCCAGCGCCCCGTCTTCCCAGTGTCAAAGCGCACGACGCGGCGCTCCCAGTCAAACTGATTCCAGTTGAGGCGTAGAATATCCCCCAGCCGCTGCCCGAAGGTCTCAAACGAGCAGCGTACAGCGGAGCTCCACAGGGGCGGGAAATGAGCAATCATGTAGCGTATCTCGTCCAGGGTGAACGCTTCCTTGTGCAGTTTCTCGCCCGCGCGGTCCGGAGGTATGGAAACACCGACGCACGGGTTGCGGTCGATCACATCGGAGTCCACGGCATCCGTAAACGCCTGGGAAAGGGCGGCTAAATCCTTGGACACTGTCTTCTGGCGCACCTCTTCACGGCGTGCAGCCACGAAGCCCTTGATATCCGCCTTGGTGATCAGGCGCAGCGGGGCATCAGCTCGGCCGCTCAAATAAGCGTAGAAATGCTTGTAGGCCGTCCTGGCGTTCCGTGCCGTATCTTCCGACACCAGCGCCGCCTTGCGCCTCACGTAGTCGTCGCACCAGGCACGCACGGAAACATTATTGTGCGCCTGATATTCTTCCGCCTCCGCGCAGGCAATCTGCACGCCCCGCTGGTAGGCGAGCCGTTCCGCCAGCTTGGATGTGATGCGGTCTCCCTCGAACTCTCCGCCATTCACAGGCACCTTGGTGGAGCGCCGCCGCATCTTGCCGTCCGGCCCCTGGAATGTTACCATCCAATAGGGAGAAGATTTTTCCTTGTTGATGGACAGACGGCCGCTGTAGAAAGGCTTGCTCATACCTGTAATATTTCCTGTAAGGGTTTTGTAATATGGTTTACGTAAGTTTTCTTACGTGTACTTTATTCATAATCCCTAGCAATATCAAGGTTTGCGTAGGTTTTCTTACAGAAACTGTTGGAGCGGATGATGGGATTCGAACCCACGACATCAACCTTGGCAAGGTTGCGCTCTACCCCTGAGCTACATCCGCTTGGATGGGTCAGCGGACCGGAACCGGCCGCTGGGGAGGTTTATACGCCCGTTGCGGGAAAAAGCAACCTTTATTTTGGCAATTTCCCCATACGCCATCCATCCTTTTTCTGCCGAACTGCATCAAAGTGTGGCTTATAAATGAAATTCTCTCGTCAGAATGAAAGACACATTCTATGCTGTGGCGGCATGAAAGAATTGCTCATTACCCTGATCACGCTGGCGGGCCTGTTCATCGGCGTGTATTATCACGATTCCCTGGTGGGAGGCGGACAGGCAGACCAGCAGAAGGCGGAAGCTCCCGCCTCTGAACAGTAG